GGCTGGCTCGTCGAAGAGGTCACCCAGATCTAGGGAAGAGGCAGGCGTGCCCGCACTCAACGGTGAGATCATCTCAACTCTGCGGGACGGTAACGGTAACACCGTCATCGCGGTGGCCATCTTCTACGACCCGACCACCCGGCTCCTGCGCGACGGTAGTTACGTCACCGTGCAGGACGGCACGAAGACGGGCGCCATCGTCGCGGACAACACCACCGCGAACTCCATCACGGTGGTGCTGACCAACGCGCAGGGCGCCTCCCGCAACGTGAGCGTCCCGGCGCACGGCCGGGCGTTGACGGCCGCGCAGTTGGCCGCGTTGCCGAACCCGGTCACCACCCTCGACGACGTCAACGGGTTCACGTTCCAGCTCGGCTGAGTAGGGGGCGGCCGTGGCCTTCTCGGCGGTCCAACGCATAGCCAAGGGCGCGAACGCCGCATCCATCTCTATCGGTGCCGGGGACGGGTGGGCCACCCCGACCACCGGCAACCTGTTGGTTGTCAGCGCGAACTCCGACGCTACCGTCACGATCACCGGCACCTGGACGGCTGGGCCGTCGGTCGTCGACGGGAACGGTACCTACATCTGGTACCGGATCAGCGACGGTACCGAGTCCACCGTCACCTGTACGCCGTCGGTGTCGGACACCATCGCCATCACGGCGTGCGAGTACAGCGGGAACACGGCCACACCGTTCGACGTCTCCAACACGTCGACAATCGCCGGATCGGCCGGTACGACCACCACGGCCGTGTCGGTCACCACCACCGCCGACGCTGATCTCGTCATCGCGGCGGCGTGCACCCACACCCCCGGGAGCACGGCGCCGACCAGCCCGAGCTGGACGAACAGTTTCGTCAACCAGCTCACTGCCACCTCCGGCGGTTCGCTGGCGATCGAGACCGTCACCTTCTACGCCGAGCTGATCGCCGGCACGGCTGGGGTCTACTCCACGTCCGCGTCGTGGACAAACGATGCCAGTGACCGGCAAGAACTGGTCATCGCGTTCAAGGCCGCGACGGCAACGCCAGCATCCCCGAACCCGGCGCCCTTCTACATCGTTGTGCCGGGACGTGGACTGGTCCGGCCCGGCCAATTCAACCGCGTCCTGCCGACGTTCTCCACCGACTCCGTCACGACGGTCAACGGCGATGCGGCACTAACCGGCGCGGGTGTTTTCGCCAGCCCGGCGACCCAAGGTGCCCCGGCGTCACCCACCGGTGCCGGGACTATGACGGCCGCGGCGACGCTGAACGGCTCCGCAGGCCTCACCGGTGTCGGGACTCTGGCAGCGGCTGCCATGCAGCAAGCCGGATCAGCCCCCACTGGCGCTGGTGCGCTCACCGCGGCCGTCACACAGCTGGCCATAGCCGCTCTGACTGGGGCTGGGGTTGTCAACGCCACCGGCGCGTCAGGCGCGATCCAAGGTGCCGCAACCCTCGCCGGCGCGGGCGCCATCTCGACGGCCGCGACACAGGGCGCGACAGGCGCGCTGGTCGAGGCCGGCACGCTGTCGGCGGCCCCCACCCAGAACGGCAAGGCCACCCTCGCGGGCGCTGGGGCGTTGTCAGCTAGCACGGCGGACCTCTCTGTCGCCGGAATCCTGACCGCCACCACGACCGTCCCGCAGTTGAGCCCAGCCACCGCCGGTTCACGTCTCAGCCCAACCACGTCGGGAGGTGACGCGTGATCTACGACATCGGGGACAAGGTCAAGCTGTCCACGGTCGTCAAGGACGACACCGGGGCGCTGGTCAACACACCCACTCTGGTCATCGCGGTGACCAAGCCCGACGGGACCGCGGTCACCCCAGCCCCGACGGTGACGAACACCAGCACGGGTGGGGTATACACCGCGTCCACAACGGTGGACCAGGCTGGCACCTGGACGTACGTGTGGACCGCGTCCGGCTCCGTCACGGCTGTTGAGCCAGGGCAGTTCACCGTCCGCTCGCAGAGCGTGTACGTGGTCAGCCTCGAAGAGTTCAAGGCGCAGCTGAACAAGACCGACTCGGCCGACGACCTAGAACTGCGGTCCTACCTCGCCTCCGCGACGCGGTACGTCGAGCACCGCATCGGCGGCCCCGTGTCGGTGCAGACGTTCACCGAACGGCAGTTCATCATCGGACAGACCGTCATCCCGCGCCGGCGGCCATTGGTCTCGGTCACGTCGATCACACCGGACTTCACGACCACCCCGCTCGCGTCGACGAGTTACACCGCCGACACCGACCTGAACCAGATCTTCTTCTACTACCTCGTTTACACGGGCTGGCACACGATCGTCTACAAGGCCGGGCAGCAGCAGGTCAACGAAAACGTGAAGCTCGCCGGGTTGATCATCGGCCAGCACCTGTGGGAGACCCAGAACGGATTCGCTGGCCGCCGCAACACCGATGACCTGATCCAGACCGGGATGGGGTTCGCTGTGCCTCGGCGCGCCGAGCAATTGCTGGCACCGGAAGAGATGGCCGGGGTGTCGTGACAGCCACCCAGACCCTGGTCGCCGACGTCCTCGACGGCCTGTTCGGCACCTGGCGGGCGGACGCCACCCTCGCCACCTACGGCGACCGGCTCCTCATCTCCGACGGTCCGCCCGTCATCGACCGGTCCGCCGAGATCGAGTTGTGGGTGGGGGCCACTGGGCTGGAATCCGAGGAGACGGTGGTAACCGGCACCCAGGACTGGGTGACCCTCGGCGACGCGGCGGACGACCGCGACGAAAGCATGGACGTCACCAACGCCATTTGGGTCGCCGCCGGCAGCACCGACATCAAGACCGCCCGCCGGCTGGCGATCACCGTGTTCTCCGCCGCAGCCGCCGCGGTGCGCGGATCGAACCTCGGCATCAACGCGCTCGACCCCACCGTCCAGGTCGTCAGTTGGGAACTGCACCAGGGTCAATTCTCCAGCGGCGTCGGCGCTGTCCTCACCTTCGTCGTCCGGGCCACGGGGCAGCTGTGAGGTTCCTCGTCTGCCACCCCGGCCCGAGCTTCTCCGTACAGGACGTCTACACCGGTTGGGTCGAGGCTCTGAGGGAACAGGGCCAGCAGGTTTTCGAGTTCCCGCTCGGCGACGCACTCAGCTTCTACGCCCAGGTGCTCCTACCCGCAGGCGAGGGACAGTTCAAACACGCCCTGGACCGCGTGCAGGCCATGAGCCTCGCGGTCGACCGGCTCTACGCATCGATCCTGAAGGTCCGGCCGCACATCCTGCTCCTCGTGAGCGCGTTCTTCGTCCCGCAGGAACTGATGGACATCGCCCGCGCCGCCGGCGTCCGGGTCGTGGTGCTCCACACCGAATCCCCGTACCAGGACAAGCAGCAACTGAAGGTCGCGGAACACGCCGACCTGAACCTGCTTAATGATCCGCTGAACATCGACCAGTTCCGGACCGTCGCTCCGTCCGAGTACATGCCGCACGCCTTCCGGCCGGCGCTACACCGCCCCGGCCCTGTCGACCCAGATCTTGCCTGCGACTTCGCCTTCGTCGGCACCGGGTACCCGTCCCGGATCGACTTCTTCGAACGGATGAACCTCGAGGGGTTGTCGGTGCTGCTGGCCGGGAACTGGCTCGCCCTAGCCGAAGACTCACCCCTGCGTGCACACGTGAACCACGAGCTCGACGAGTGCCTCGACAACACGGAGACGGTTCGGGTGTACCAGTCCGCAGCGGTCGGGCTGAACCTGTATCGGCGTGAGGTCGAGGACGGGTCGCTATCTGACGCCGGGTGGGCCATGGGTCCCCGCGAGGTGGAGATGGCCGCGTGCGGCCTGTTCTTCATGCGTGATCCGCGCCCGGAAGGCGACGAGGTTCTGGACATGCTGCCCACCTTCGCTGGCCCGGAGGACGCATCGGAACAGCTTCGGTGGTGGCTGGCCCACCCCGACGACCGGCAAGCGGTCGCAGACAAGGCACGGGCAGCCGTGGCCGACAGAACGTTCGCTAATCACGCAGGCCGTCTGCTGCGGCTGCTAGAGAAGGAGTGACACAGTGGCACGCATCCATGGCCGGAACGGTCGAGTGTACTTGGGGCTCGCCAGCTCGGCGGCCGTCGCGACGCCGCTACCGTTCTTCGCGAAGTGGTCGATCAAGTTCGCGACCGACAAGGCGGAAGTGACAGCGCTCGGCGACTCGAACAAGATCTACGTCGCCGGGCTCCCGGACGCCTCCGGGGACTTCTCCGGCTTCTACGACGACAGCACCGTGCAGACCTACACGGCCGCGATCGATGGCCAGCCTCGCCCCTTCTACCTGTACCCGAACACGAACAACACCGCCCAGTACTGGTTCGGGACCGTGCTGCCGGACTTCTCGGTCGACGGTGACGTTTCGGGTTCGGTGAACGTGTCGGCGTCCTGGAACGCCGCGAGCCTGATTCAAAAGGTCGGCTAGTGGTCCTCGAGGTCCAGATCCGGGGCGCGAATCAACTCAAGGCCATGGCCGACGCGCTCCGCAAGGCTGACCGCGAGGATATGCGCAAGGGGTTGGACCGGGCCATCCGCAAGGCCGCGAAGCCGACCGTCGAAGCGGTCAAGGACTCGGCTGAGCACATCGAAACGACGGGCATCCGCAAGCCCGCAGCGAAGCGGCCGTTCATTCACGTGGTGCCGGCGAAGGGCACGCGGAAGAAGATCGCCGAAGCCGTCACGGCTACGGTGTCGACTGCCGGCGAGGATCCACGGGTGTCGTTCCGGGTCCGGTCCGCGAGGCTGCCCGAGGCGCTAAAGAACATGCCGCGGAAG